AAACACTGGAGGAGCAGAAAGCCGCGCAGGTCGTCGCACAGGGCAGTGGCAAGGTGCAAATATGGGGCTACTGGACAGGTGTGCCCTACGTGCATCAACGAGTCAAGCCGCTGCCGATCCCGCCATCACCGTACAAGACCCGCTGGATTGGAGGACGCTATCCTGGGGTCAGTCAGGGGGCAAGTTGATTTTCTGACTTGCGCCTGTCCCCAGCGAGAGCATTGGTCGCCTCCTGTGCGACCCAGCCCTTTGAGGCATCCGTGATCCTAGATGTCCCTTTCTCCATGTACTTCGGAGCATCCGACAGAATCTTCAACACCCTGTTCTTCTCAGCAGTTGGCAGGGTGTTGATGAGCGCCAGTGCCTTCTGAGGGTCTTCACCCGCCTTGGCGATGACGTTCATGGTTTCCTTGCCCAACTTCTGCTCAAGAATCGACAGACCCTTGTTGATCGAGGATGTGGCGACACTGAGGTATGACGGCAACCTGAACACCGACATATCCTTGAGCAGCAGGTTCCGCAGCGCCAGCGACCCTGCGGCAGTCTGATCCGCAACAGCCTTGTCAGTAGTCACGCCCTTGGCGACACCCTTGAGGGTCTGCATCGCCTCCTCGCTCAGTTGCTTGGCGATGTCATAGTTCCCAGCGCCCATGATCTTCTCAACAGCATCGGGGGTGTTGCCTTCAACGAGGTTGACGAACCCCTGCTTGTTGGTTTTGAACAGGTTCAGTGCCTCTGCGCTCAACTTGGTCTGTGCGACCTTGTTCAGACCCTTGGAGTAGTCCTCAAGGTACTTGCTGTAGCCCGTACCACCGGCGTCCTCAATCGCTTGGGTGATGGCTGGTTTGATCCTGCTCAACACCCCGGCAGCAAGTGACTTCTGAGCCGACACCGACTCGTTCGGATACAGTTGGCGAACCACCCCGTTGACCGAGTTCTTGCGGATCGCGTCAAGTGCCCATGCGTCAACGACACCCCCGTTGTTCGTCCACTTGGCAATGTCAGACGCGACCTTCTTCACCGACTGATCAATAACATCATTCCCGGCAAACTTAGGATCACTCAGGATACCTGCCAGTTTGGCCGATACAGCCTCACCCGACAGTGGCTTCAGACCATGTGCGGCAAGACTGTCAGATGCTGCCTGACTGAACCGAGCAGCCTCACCAAAAGGCAGCGATGCGTCTGCGGCCTGCGCTGCAACCCTTTCAGCACGCTGGGGCAGATCACCACCGACATAGGTGTACTTGGTCGCGCCAACAGGCTGACCCTTCTCGATCAATGCTGACCGTGCGATGGCTTCGCCCCGTGGTCCAGCAGCGGTGAACCGGCGCACATCTTCAACCTTGTTGGTAGCAGCTTGAGCAAACCGTTCGGCCTGAGCATCCAGCACGGGTTTCATCTTCCCTGCTGTGTTGGCAGCGTTCATTTCAATGTTCAGCGTCGGGATCAGTTCGTCCCTCAGTGCTTGCTTCATGGTGTCGCCAGCGGCACGCGCCTCTGTCTGAGTGGCACCTCCAGCAAGACCCGCCAACTGACCCTCTGCCTGCGCTGCCTGCGTTGCTGCCTTCGCGGTGTAGGGTGCTGGGTTGACATTCGCACCACGAGACATGAGCGCCTGCCACACAGGATTGTTGACACCCGCAGTGGCTTGCCCAGCGGTCAAACCATTGTCAGCGGCGATCAGAGCGTTCTTGATCTCTTGGTTGACCACCTGACTCTGACCACCCGACTTGATCGCGTCCTGGGCCAATCTGGCGGCTTTCAGGGTGGGTTGACGCTTGCCAACAAGGTCAGCAACCCATCCGGCACCCTTGCCGACAGCAGCAGGAACCGCTGCGATAGCTTTCCCGAGGATCGGGATTGCTGCCATACCACCACCTTGGTACAGAGCGCCCTCACCGAGTTCATTGACACCCCGGATGAGGGCATTGGTGGGAGTCTCTGGTGCCACATTACCCAGCGCAACGTCAGCAGGCCGAAGGATGTTCTTGGCAAGCGCATACCCACCAGCGCCACCGGCGACTGTTCCAACCACCGGGGACACCGTTGACCCTGCCAAGGCACCACCAGCAGACAAGAGTCCTTCAAGGGTCGGACCAAGGGTTTGTCGTGCCGCCTGTGCGGCACCGTACAGACGAGGGCTGTCCCGCGCCCACTGAGGCACCTCAGACCCGAAGGCGGGTTGGGGCTTCGCCTGGGTCACAGGTGGTGGTGTGGGAGTTGGTGCTGGCTTCGCCTTCAAGGAGGCGATGTAGGCGTCCGGGTCGAACGACCCACCATCCTCACGGAACGGGGCACCACCCTCACCATTGGCACGACCAGCCAGCATCCTTTCAGCATCAGCGTATGCGACGCGCTGTGCTTCGGTCATGCCGGGGCGCGACTTCTCACGGGCAAGGGCGATCACATCCTGCTGGTAGCGGGAGCGTGGTGTCGGGTTCCCACCCGTAGCAGACACCATATCAGCAGGACCACCGGGAATTCCTGTATCAGTTTGAGTGACAGGGAGACTTGGTTCCGCCCCACCCGTGGTAGTGACACCCCCGAACTGTTTCGCAAGTGCTGCATAGTCCATGATCAAAGCCCCGCTGCTTTTCTGAACTTCGCTGCCGATGCAGCATCAGGGAAGGTGTGTGTCATCCCATCTGGGGTGGTGACGCTGTTTGAACCCGACGCTGTTGCGACAGCAGGTTTCTTCCCGAGCAGTGCGTCAGCATTCTCATAGGTCAGGTCGTACTTTTCCTTATGCCTGTCAGCGAACTCTCTTGCCTGCCGCACGACATTCCGCATCTGCTCCTCAAGGTTCCCAGCCCCCGGATTGATGTTCTCCACAGCGTCTGCAACGACCTTCCACTCCTGAACAGCCATGTTCCCGAGTTTGCCGTTCTGCGATGCAAGGGAGCGACCCAGCGCGGCAATCTTACCCTTGAAGGTTTCGAGTTTCTGCTGGGCTTTAGCGGCATCACCTGATGGCAGGCTAGGCACCAGCGCAGCATACCCTGTAATCCCACCAAGGCCAGGGTGCGCTTGTATCTTCTTCTCGGGGTTGCCGAGCAGTTCGTCCGCAACCTTCTCCAATTCATTCGCCGTGGAGGTGGCTGCTTTTACCGAGTCCTGATCAGCCACCATTGTTTTGCGGAATGCCTGCTGCTGGAGCGGTGTCATCGGCTTCTCAGCCGCAGCAGTTGCTTTTGCCGCAGCCATCGCAGCCTGACGCACAGGGTCTTGATTGAACTCAAGTTCCCGCTCCCGCAGGCCGACATTCTTACGCGCAATGTCGTTGGCTTCAGCAGCGCCAGGGGTCAGTTGCTTCTGCTGCTGGGCAATCACACTCGGAGTCGCACCAGAAACATACTTTGGCACCGAGAATTGCGTGATTGTCTGACCGTTGTCAATACTCCCGAAGTGCTGTTCCAGTTGGTTTTGTGCGCTCAGGAGATTGAACATCATCTGCTGCCGCCACTTGCCGAACCCCTCGATGTCTTGAGGGATCGTCGCCAGCAGTTGTTCAGCCTTATCCTGTGGAATCTTGCCTTCTCTTGCGGCGTTCTGAATATGCGTGATGGCAGCACCAGGAGTGGTCAGACCAGCGGCATCCTTGAGCGAGTCGGTCAACTTCATACGAGTGGTTTCGTACTCTGTCTTTCCCGCATCGGCAGCGGACTTCTGAGCCGAAGCCATCTCCTGCTTTTGCTTGATCCGTGACCCGAGCAGCAGTTGACCCGCACCACCATACTGGTTGAGTCCCTGGAGTCCTTCAGGGGTGTCAAGGTTCGGATTTGACCGCAGATAGTTCCTCAGACCCTCCTGTTCAGCCAGGGACCGGGACTTCTCGGTCATGTTCAATTGGTTCATCTGGTTCTGCTGCATCCCATGCTGAAGGGTCTGCATGGTCGCGTACTGACCCAGCAGGTCGGGTGCCTTGAATTGGGCACCTTGGGCAATGAGTTCGTTGAGTGCCATGATCAGTACATCCCGATTCTGTTTGCTGTGGGAGTGTAGTCATACGTACCATCAAGCGTCCCGTATGACGCTACCTGTGGCGTTGACCCTCGAAGTGCATTGAGCAGGTTCGCTTGGTTGTACGAACTCGCCGCCGTGTTGACCGCGTTGCCAAGGCTGTTTGCCACACCCATCTGACCAGCAGCGTTCGACTGACCCGCAGCGTTGATCCCGGCAGCGCCAGCGTTACCGGCCTGCTGGTACGTGCTGCTGGCGTTGCTTGCGTAGTTCTGACCAGCGGCACCTGTGTTGTTCGCGGCGTTCTGACCCGAGGACATGAGGGAGCCGAGGGGCGCGAGTGCGTTGGTCCGGTTGGTCTGGTACAGGTCCGTATTGAAGTTGCGGTTCTGGTTGTACTGACCCGTCTGATACGCACGGTTCGTGTTGAACAACCCCGAGTTGTAGGTGCGGTTCTGGTTGTACCGATTGAACGCGTTCTGGTACTCCTGCGAGGCCATGTCCTGACCGTACCGGGATGCAGCCTTCAGGGCACCACCGGAGATCAGACCACCACGGGCAGCAGCGGTGCGATCCAGCGCCTTCAGACCCTCGCTCATGCGGAAGGCGTAGCCGGGGTCTTGCTGGAACTTCTCCATGCTGAAGTCGCCGGGGTCTTGGTAGTTCCCGACCATCAAGTCCGGTGCCGCCTGATACCCGTTGGCATACATCCCGTAGTACGGGTCTTCACCGGGGGTCGTGCCAGCCTGACCCATTTGTGCCTGACTCGCCTGCCACTGCTGCTGCTGTGCCTGCTGCTGACCATACAACTGGTCGACCGCCGCGTTCAGCGCAGCCTCATCCACCGAAGCGGGGGTGCCACCTGACATGGTGTAGCCGCCACCGTCCATGCCGGGGTTGTTGACCATCTCTCCGGGGATCGCCGGGGTCGTGTACTGCGCCAGAAGTTGCTGACGCAGTTGTTCACGGGTCTGCATCGCAGGCTGCGGCATCGAGGTCGCAGCAGACTGAGGCTGCTGGTACAGGGCGTTCGTCGATGCCGATCCAGCGTACCGGGGATCAGCCTGGAGTCCCAGCATGGACATCAGACGGTTCTGGGCAGAGAGTCCAGCGCCAACGTAGGGCTGGTTCCGAGCAACCTGCTGCTCGTACATCTGCTTCTGAAGCGCCAGCGCCTTGTCGGCGGATTCCGCCTGAATCCGTGCCGCTTCTGTCGCGGCATTGGCCTGCGTCTTCGCGGCGCTGCTGGCACCTTTGGAACCGATCAGACCACCAAGGATAGAGGCACCTCCCCCGATGGCTGCTGCAACCATGAATGTCATTTCAACACCTCGTTCTTCAGTTTGTTCCCGATAGTGAACATGGATGCGGGGTCATGTTCAACCAGTTCTTCCTCTGCGTCCTCAACGGTCGTGGAATCGACCCGATGGAACGTCATGCACAGGGCATCCGTGACCGAGTAGACCACCCGCTTGGTTCCCGGCTTGCTGCACAACAGGTGCGGACCCGTGATGACCTGAACACCGTCGTCGGTGGTCACGGCAACCGTACCACTGACAATCATGTAGAAGTGTTCCTTCTTGTGGACCTTGCCCACCACTGTCACATCAGCATGACGGAACACCTTACGACAGTACATCCCACCGTGGAAGTAGTGTTCCGTGACCGGCTCGTACTGCGGCATCTGGACCAGCGCGGACTGAAGCGCAAGCACCCGATCCCTCATATTGAGGGGTCGTTCCTGCTCAACGACTTTAACCGTGTCGGTCATCAGGTCACCTCGCGCCCGGATGCCCGAATGTTGACCGATGTGGCCGCGCTGGCGATGGTCGAGATGAACCCGCTGGGAGCCAGAATCTGACCCACGATCTCGGGGAACGTGTAGACCTCCGCAGGCTGGAGCGACTTGGTCTTGGTGATCAGGTTGTCGTTGCCAGCGGAGCCACCCGAGGTCACGATGTTCACGCTGATCGTCACTGCTCCAGCGGAGTAGTTGGTCGCCGTGAACTTGTCGATGATCGTCGTGACGTTCGTCGCGGTGTACTGGGTGGTCTGCGAAGATTCTGCAATCTTGGCAGGGATGAGGACTTTTGCGGTGACTGTCATGATTGCTCCTTACTTGGCAGTGTAGGTGGATGCGCCGGTCTTGACGTACAGGGTTGTCGAGGCACCCCCTGCGGTGTTCAGGTACAGAGTCCCGATGGGTTTGCCGTCACCACCAGAAGGTGCGCCGCTTCCGGTGACGATACTGACTTCGGTGTCTCCCACAAAGAACTCACGAGAAAAGACAGCAGCCCAATGCCGTGCAGTACCCGACGCGGGGTAGCCCAGGAACTCGCTGTTGTTGTCGTTGGGGATTATCCCCCCGGCAGCGCCACCAATCACGGTCACGGCATCAGCAATGTCAATCCAGTTGCTGCCCGTCACAGGACTGATCACGGGCGCATAGACCCCATCCGGGGTCTGGAGCGCCAAGCTGGTGGCAACCAGGGCACCGCTGACTGCACCACCACCGGGGACGGGGGAGTCGCCCGAGTTGTAGAACGTGTTGCCGATCATGACTGACCGGACGTTTGCGTACCCCACACCAATGAAGTCGATGTTCTTGGTACTCGACCCCGCAGTGCCTGTGTAGCGACGGAACCCGTTGCCGATGGCAGCGAAGTCGCAGTACGAGGTCGCACCCAGCACCACAGCAATATTATTTGTAGGGTTCAGTGAGGTTGTCGGGTAGTTTCTAATGAACGTACTGTTGGACACTAACACTGAACAAGTGGATGCTGTGAGAGTGCCATCAATCACCACATCGGCAAGACCACCGTTGGACTCGAACATGCAGTGGTCAATTGTCAATTGCTTACACAACACATCCTGATACTTGTTTCGGACCCCTCCTCCTGTGGGGGTGTTGATCCCGTCGAATGAGAACGAGCATCCCCAGATGCCCACGTTCCCGCCAAGGATGTCCACACCAGCGGTACGACAGATGTTGATCGAACAGTGGTCCACCACCACAGCGTTCGGGGGCGATTGACCTCCACCTACCGTAACAGGAGTTGCTTCAGTCAAAGACAGTCCAATATCAGCCTGAGACAGCAGCAGGTCGCGGAATGCGTTGCCAAGGCAGTTGATTGCTTCGACGCAAATCTCATGACCCCTGATGTGTAAGTCCCACACCGTCCCTGATATAACACAGTTCATGTACAGCCCAGTGCCGGTGCCGGGGGCGATGATGTCGCCTGCGATGGTGGTCGCGTTCACCATCTTGATGATCGAGAACCCGCCGATCCATGTCAGCAGGTAGCGGGAGTTGAGTTCTGCTCCGGTGTACCCGCTGAAGTCGTAACTGACGCAGCCTCCTGTCGAGACTGAGGTGCGGTAGTCCAGCAGGATGGTCAGACCCGAGCCAGCCCCGCGCAGGGCGACCTCGTTGCCCGAGTCCTCTGAGGTGGCGTGCGGCCATGTGATCGTCAGGTTGCTGGTGATCTTGTACCGGCCCGGTGGCATGTACACGATCCCACCATCTCCAGCGCCCTGCATCTCGTCAATCGCAGCCTGGATCGCAGCAGTGTCATCTGTGGTGCCATCGCCAACGGCACCGTAGTCCTTCACGTTGATCATCTGGCGCAGCTTGTCCTGCACGGTCTGGGTGATGGGGCTGCTGACACCAGAGGACCAGCCGATCAGGTCTGCGCCACCGGACGCTGCGAGGGTCGCCAGTGTGGCTGCAACCGTGGCGGCATCAGCGCCGTTCAGGTTGTCCACGGTCCAGACCTCGACATCCACAGAGGTCTTCAGGACCATCTTGTACATGCCTGTGCCCAGCCACACCGACGCCTCGCCACGGGAGTCCAGAATGACCGGGTTCGCGTTGGCAGTGCCGCCACCATAGTTGGTGTAGCTTGCCAGCGGAGTGGTCGTTCCAGCGGCGTATGTGTACAGCTTGCCACCCGACAGGGGCGCACCGTTCGCATCGAAGAACTGGAGTTTGGGTTGGGGTGCGATGTTGGTTGTCATATGAGTCCTACCGAGTACATGGCGAAGGTGGCGTTGGGGCAAGTGGTTGTGGTGAAGGAACTCCCCGCACCAATCTCAAGACGAAGTGCATGACCGACTTGCGAAGATGAGATTGTGAACGGCAGCGTGGCACCGAAGGTGTACCCGACAAGACCGGGAGCCACAAACGGGGTAATCGCCAAATTGGTCAGTGCCGCCGATGCAGTCGTGTCGTACACCCGCATCGCAAACATTCGACCCAGACCACTCGAATCAAACTGGAGAGATACGTTCATGACGAACATGTAGTCCCCCGCGTAGGCAGGGGTCAGCGTCCCGTTGGTCAGGTCAGTCGTCACACCGCTGCCGGATGTGAACCCGCTGGCATCGTACCCTGTGATCGCCACGTAACTGGCACCCAGCGTCCCGATGGTCTGAGTGGTCGAGTACTTGCGGATCGACCCGCGCCGGGTGTCGGTGGATGAGGTTGTCTGTACGGGAACGAACGGAGGTGCCATGGTCAACCTCTGCATGTCCGACACCAGTGAATCAACACGCTGGAGAATCCCGAGGGGGTCGATGGGGGTCAGAACATCCGGCAGGACCATCTCGGGGTACGAGGGGATGATCAAGTCCTGTGGTCGTTGCTCGGGAGAGCCGGGGATCAGGGCAGCATCATCCGTTGGCACCGGGTACGCAGGCAGAACCTGCAACGCGGGGTCATCTGATGGGGTGACACTCTGACACACCGGACACACGGACCCCATCCCTTGCAGATCAACGTCGACCATGAACGGTTGGGTCGTGGGAGTCAACTGGAGGTCGGTCCATGATGCGTCCGTGGTGCCGCTGCCCGTCAGGGTGAACAGATTCAGGAAGAACCTGTACCACTCACGCGAGATCAGTCCGGTGCGCTCATCAATGAACGGGACACGCGGGGCGGGAATGCTCGTGACATTCATTGCCGGGTGGGCGACAGGATCAACTGCGCCCCCATGATGGTGATCTTCACCGGGTCAGTCCCAGACACCTCGTACACGCGATCCCTGATCTTCATGGTCATGCCCAACCTGCGCCAGAAGGTCCGGTATCCATACCTGCCGATCTTGCCCATGCTGGACCAATGCTCGTTGGACCATGTGTGCCCACCGTCATCCGACCAGCGGAGCATCACTTGAGGGTCCGACCCCTGTCCCGTGTTCAGGCCGACGCCCGTTTCGCAGTCCAGTTGCAGGGTGTGCTGTGCGGTGCGGTTCAGGTCGTTCTTGCCCGTGGGCAGCGCACGCCAGGACCGGAGCCAGCGTTGGATCGAGCCGTTGTCAGCGTAGACGTTCAGGTCGAAGGCATAGACGTTCGAGTTCTCGAAGTCCCCGATGACCACTTCGCCGTTGTAAGCCATCTGACAGTTCCCCCGGTGGCGCACAAACTGACCCTCGTGGAACCCTGCACGCTCGTGCCACAGTTCCGTGGAAACGTCATAGACCCATGTGGTGTCTTCAGAGGGGAACACCAGCACGTAGAAGGCATGGCCGTCCTGCTGGTACGTGTACCCGATGGCATCCGAGATGTCACCGTACTGCTGAATCTGCCACTCCACGGCATGTGTCGAGATGCGCTTGCCGGTGTACCCGTTGGAGCGATAGACGATACCCTGACCACGGGAGTCAGACCCGAGCCAGAACAGACCGTTGTCCAGCTTGGCGACAGAGTACGCGGCAGCGAGGCCGATCTCGTTGAACGCGCCCTGGATGCGCTGGAGGGGGAAGTCCGCGCTCCCCGCGTCATACCAGACCTCGATGGAGTTGGTTCCGAACAGCCATGCCTCCCGGTGGTCCACGATGGCAGCGACCAACTGGTCGGGGGAGCCTTCGGCACTGGCGAACTCCAGCGGGTCGATGACAGTCCCGTCCAGCAGACTCGTGACCCAGACCTTCTGACTGTTCGGCTCGTTGAACACAAAGTACCCATCAAGGTAGCCGACCGTCACCGCGCCGGGGAAGTCAGCGTCGGCAATCTGGGCAAACTCCTCAGTGGTCGAGTTGTAGATGAAGCTGGGGCCATTGCAGGCAATGAACATCTGCGTCCCGTTGTCCGCGATGCTCACGGGTCCGGTGCCAGACAGATTCCCGATGTACAGGGAGGTCCAGTCTGCGTTCAGCCGGTACAACTCCTTGCCGGATACCACGTACCCATAGTCCCCCATGCGCCACAGTCCCCGGATGGGACCATCGCCCACCGTAGCGAGGAGCCGCAGGCCGGGTGCGCGGTTCAGAAATGCCGCCTCCTTGCCACCTTCGGGGATGCCCTCCGCAAAAAGGTTGACCATGCGCGAGTCCGCAGCGTTGACGCTGCGTGCAACATAGGAGCCTCCGAGGATGGGCGTCTTCATCAGTAGTTGCCCGCGTAGATATTGAACCGCTGGCGACTGACCATGATGGCATACGGGATGCTCATGATGTCACCGGGGTTGTTCTGGCTCTTGAGGTTGCGCTTGGACACGTTCGCAATCTGGGACACGGTGCGAGGAGGCTCAATGCCAAACTCAGCGGCAATCTCACGGGCGAGGTTGTACCGGAACGCACGCAGGTAGCCGGGTGGGAACGCGAGTTCCGTTGCCAGCGTGGCGGGTTGTGCCAGTTCCTGAACAGACACGAAATGCCACTCCAGCGCCCGTGTGGGCTTCGGGTAGATGGTCATCGCAATGTCGGGGTACTCCATGTTGATCCACATGACCTGTGGATAAGTGGAGGTCACGGTCTTGACCGCGATCCCATCGTACTGTTGCTGGTTGATGAACTTGATGCCGAACGAGACACCCGTGGACGCATCCCGGTAGTACGTGGAGTCGTCAAGTGCCACGGGACGCAGACCCACAAAGTCACCCGTGGGTCCGAGGGTCTGGGTGATTTCGTCAGCAGGCCAAGTGAAAATCTGGTCGATGGTGTTGTATATCATCAGACGCTCGGTGTTCCACGAGTCGATCATCTGATTCATTGCCATCAGGGCATCGGCAGAGGTTTCGGCAGAAGGCACCTCTCCTTCGGCCAGTGCCCCGATCAGTCGGAGCGACCCATTGATGATTTCACCCGCTGATGCCATTTTCTGCTCCTTCGACGGGCTTGCGCCGGTTTGCCTTTAACCTGCCATCCGGTTTCTTGACTGGAGCCGCCTCGACGGGCGTATCTGGATTGTACGGCAACCATCCATATTTGAGGTCATATTCTGCCTCAATCTCGGAAATTGCAACCTTGGTGCCGTGGAGGGGGTGTCGAAGGTAGATGACCATGTGATACAGGGGACCGAAGTCCCCTGTCCTTTTAGAGTGTCAGACCGAAGTCCTTCAGGTCAGACGCGGTAGGCAGACCATGTGCCCACACCCGTCTTGCGGAAGACGAACGAGCCACTGGTGATACCCGTGACCGTCGCCAGCCCGACCACGGTCACACCCGTGCCACCCGCGAGGGTGATCACGTTGGTGGCAGACGCGTGGTTGATTGCCAACTCAAACGTGGAGCCGACCTTGGCATTGAGCAGAGCGGCGTCGATTTCCGTGCCGGTCATCGTCGTCAAGGAATAGTTGCCCGAGGAGGTGCAAGCGATGATGCCCGAGGTCAACTCGGCCATCGTCAAGGTTGCCGCAGCGGTCTTGGCCGGGGGCGCGGGGGAGTAGTCGAGCGAGACTTCGTTGAGGTTGCCGTCGCCAACTTGATAACCGCCGCCAACTGAGGGAATCACACCCAGACGAAGGTTCATCAGCGGTGCAAACAGAAACCCAATGAGGGCAAGAAAGGAAGTTTTCATGATGTTTCTCCAAAAATATGAATGTGGGAGACAGGGGCCGAAGCCCCGGTCAGGTTAGCCCCAGATGCGGGTCGCCATCGAAGGACGGATCGCAGCGTAGCCGTACAGAACGTCAACACGACACGGCATCCGGTCGTTGTTGATGTCGTACTGGCGCACGATCCGCATGGAGATGCCGTTGTGGGTCTGGCGCGAAGCCATGTCCACACCCTGCGGCAGGAGCAGGTCAGCCGTCGCCAGCGTGATCGCGTCCTTGTGGTACGACAGGTTCTGCGCGTACTGCGTCGAAGCACTGCCCAGCATCGTGACCACAGCGGTCGCCTGCGGGAACGAGTCCACAGTCGCCAGGGCATGGTCGGCGGTGTAGATCGCCGGGGAGATGCTCAGGGTGCCGGTGGACGAGGCGGTCAGGTCGGCGGTGACGACGAACTGCTGCAACGAGCCGGTGGACTGACGGGTCTGCGGGTTGACCGCATACACGCCAGCGATGGTGAACACATCACCCTGCTTCCACGTCTTGCTCGAACCCGTGAAGGAGATCGGCAGCGTGGCCTGACCCTGCGTTGACAGGGTGCCGGTGGAGGTGATGGTCGTGCCCCATGCGCCCGTGGTGTGCATCCCGATGGACTGGCTCATGTTGATCTCGTCGAAGCCGAGAACGCCCGTGCCCATCATGCCGTTCTTGAACTGGCGGGACACGGTGTCGGTCGGATTGAACAGACCTTTCATGCCTTCGACCAGCCCAGCGTTGGCAGCGGGGTTGACGGTTGCGTAGCGCGGCGACATCGGCGTGGCGAACTCGTTCAGTTTCTGCTGGGCCTGCAAGAGGACCAGCGAGGTGCCGGGAGTGGTGCCAGGGGTGCCGACCGAGTTGTAAATCGACTTGTAGGCCGTCGCAACGTCAGCGTCAATGCTTGAAGCCAACTGCGAAATACGCGGCTTGAGGACACGTTCCGCGAAGTCGTCCAACTGCATCGTCAGTTCGGCGCTGGTGAAGGTGATGCCAATGTGCTTCTGGCTTGCAACGGTCAGCGTGGTGTACTGCTCGTTGTCGTCTTGCACTTGCAGCGCGGCACCGTCCGTGACCAGAGCGCGGTCAGGCAGGCGGATACGCAGCGTGGAGCCGATCTTGGCACCCTGCACGGCGAACGAGTCGTCGTACTGGCGGTTGCAGTTCCGGCTGATCACCAGATTGTTTTCGAGAATTTCCAGCGACTTGCGGGTGATCATGTCGATGGTTAAGAGAGAATTGGCCATTTCAGGTTTCCTTTGCGTTGGTTAACGAAGCCGTTGCGCTTCCAGCTTTTTCATCTGCCGGGCACGATCCGCTGCGATCCATTCCGACGTACTCATGGTCTTCACAGACCGAGGATCGGTTGTATCGTAGGTGGGCGAACCCACCGAACGGGCAGTGACCGGCGCGATGGGAGCCGGAGCACTCGAAATTTTCTTCACCGGGGGATCAGACGCCAACTTGGCTTCGATCTTCCCGATTTCCTTGGCCTGCACCAAAGGTGGCAACTTGGAAATACGGTCCGCTTCTTTCGGGTTGGTTCCGAGGTAGTAAGCCACATCGGGACCACTGTCCGAAGCCTGGATCGTCTGAGCCATCGCGGTCGTGATTCGCAGGTTCGGGTTGTACGCCACTTGGTCAAAGTCGTCGTACTTCCCACGAGCCTCTTCCTCACGCTCATGGTAGCTCTCAAGAATCTCGGACTGCTGCCGCGCCTGCTCCCGCTGTTCGAGCTTCTTCTGGGCCAGTGCTTCGGCGTAAGCCTCAACCGACTCAAACTGCTCGGCGGGTGGCAAGTCCACCGGGGGAGGTGGTGCTGCAACCGTCTGATGTTCCCGTTCCCATTTGCGCTGCTCTCGCGCAAGCCTTTTGCCAATCGCTGCGTCCAGTTCCTCCTGAGTGAAGGTCTTGGGTGCTGGCGCTGGCGTTTCTACCGGCGTTTCGATAACCTCAGTTTCTGGTGTCGCCGTGACCTCAGATTCTGACGCGGGGGTTTCAACCGCTGCTTGCAATTCTTCAGACATTCAATTTCCTTGCGGAACCCGGTGATCGCGCCGGTACGTTGTGCAATATTACACCTACTAATGGAAAACGCAACAGATCAGACCAACTGATTCAAAACTTACACCGGATTCCCAGCATCCCGCCATCAACTTCCGCGTTCAGCGTTGAAGGGTTCGCTGGATCGAGGCTTCTCAGGCTCGGGGACTGCTGGGTCCAGTGGGGGGAAGCTGTCGGTCGGCAACTTAGGCGGAAGGACTCCAACCTTGTCGCTGGTGGCAAAGGTGCTGAACAGGCCGACAACCACAGCAATGGCAGTAGCAATGCCGGCCGCATCAGTCTCCGTGATGGGAAGGACATAGCCAAACCCTCCAGCAACTCGGCACCCGGTCAGGATCAGGGCAGTCAGCGCCAGGACCAGCGCACTACGGTTCTTCCACAGGGCAGGCTCACTGACAGCCGCGCCCTTGCGGAACAGGTCGAAAAAGTCAAGGAGCCGTCTCATGTCAGGATTTCTTGAACACGCCCGTGGCGTTGAACAGGTTGACCAGCACGCCGATCACGCCACTGATCTGCGGCCACAGATTGCTGATGCTGCCGTCGATGACTTCGAGCATGGCGCGGACAGCCGACAGCTTCTGCTCCCCCATGCCGGAGCCGGGGATGGCGTCCTCGATGGCCTTGAGAGCGGCAACGAGGGCGGGGATCAGTTGGAGGATGACGACGATGTTTCCCATGATGGTTCCTTGGTTACTTACCTACAGATTGAAGGTTGGACGCGATCCGCCGCGCCCACCCCTTCCCGAAAACGTCCCATGTGGACAGTCTTGTCATGAAGTCCAGGCGGTGCCCGCTGTACCGTGCCCGGATGGCGCTGGTGTCATTCTCACGGTTGATCGAGGCCAGCGTCAAGGGTCCGACCACCCCATCGTCCGCGACACCAACTGCCCGTTGCAGCCACCGGATCGCCTGACCGATGCCGCTGTTCACAGCGCCGTCGAACAAGTCGAACGCGAGGTCGGGGTGCAACTTGTCGCACTGCGCCCGGTCCCAGAAGTCCCGCCTGTAGATGGTCTTGGCATCGGCAAGGGTCAGGGAGTGAATGTCCAGATGCGGGTAGCTGCGCTTGGAGATGCCGAACTTCGTTTCACCACCGGGGTCGTGCGGGTTGAAGACGTACCCGCCCTCGTGGTTGATCAACTTGTCGA